TGGTGCAGATAATCTGCGCCTTGAGTTGCAATAGGCTGGTCGCATACAAAGCAACTGCTTCCTGCATGGATTTGAGCCTGAGCCCGGCATATTGGCCCTTGATCTGTTGGGCTGTAGCAGTTTCAGACGCGACGCTCTCACCCCGGATGATGTCCGAGATGCCGGTTATCTCATAGACCTGGCCCTTGACCTGATCGTGGGCCTGATAGGCGTCCAGCAATGCCTTGGCGAATACGTCAATCGGGATGATGTCGATTGCGCCCTCAAGCCCCCCTTTCTCGCTGAACACGCTCCATTGTTCGACGGGAACGAGGGTGTTGTTATCGCCCTCCGTCAGGATGCGGGCCAAAGCCGGGATTGAGGCATTGTGAACGCCCCGAACCTTGAGCGCCTTGATGAGCCCGTCTATCCGGTCGGACAGAATATCCAGTTCTTTCGCTTGGTCCTGGTAGAGCGCGAAGTCGGGGACGGGGACGAGGGTATCGCTTGTGGTCGTCGCAAAGAGCGGGCGGGGGCAGGGGAAGAAACCTTCAAGCTCTAGCGGATCGTCCCGCTCGTCCAGAAACTCCCCGTAGCTCTCGGAGAACCAGAACACCTTGCCGGCATCCTTGTCCCAGAACTCGCAAATCTTGGCCTTGTCGTTGGCCTTGGCGACGGCGGTGTTGTTATCAAGCTGCTTGGGCGATGCGTCGTAGGCAATCTTTTTGGCAATCTCCTCGCCAAACCGCTCCTCGACTGATGGCCGGTCCATATAGACCCAGCGCCAGACGGCGGGAACTTCTTCCCATGTCCGCGCGACGGTGTGTCCGAAGTCCCGCCAGTGCACATAATCCACAGGCGCGCACTCGTATTCGATCTCCTCTTGCGGGGCCATTTCCTGCGGCTCGCCGCCCTCAACGTCCTCGGTTATCTCTAGCCCATCCTCAGGCACATCCTGCTTGCGGATGTGGGGGTCATAGCGCGCCCATGATGTGCCCCGCCCGCCCAGGAACCGATCTTCCACGCTCCCGCGCATCGTCGCCCGAAAGTCTGGATAGTGCTCGATCTCGTAGTCCAGCGCCCGTTCAATGAGCAGCGCAGCCACTCGTCCAACAGGGTCGTTGTCCGCGAACCGGCGCGCCACATCGGCCCTTGGCATCTTGGCATAGACCGCAGGGATCAGCGTCTGGACGTTGGACCAGAGGATGTTGAACCTTGCCGAGCGGTTCTGGCTTTCGGTCCTGCCTTCATCCCGATACCGCTTGATGATCCGTTCCGACCGCGCAATCCACTTCTTGAACTCGTTGTCGTAGGTGTGGACAACGGTCAGGCATCGCTCAACGGGCGTTTGGGGCAGGTCCATCAGGCGCTAAAGATGCCTACGCCGATCACGGTGACGCCTGAGCCGGTCGTGACCTTCCATGCGCCAGAGGCAGAGATCATGTTGCACTCGATGACTTGGACGCCTGCAACCAGGGTCACTCCACCCGTCTGAATGACAATCGACGTTGCGCCATCGAGGAGCGTGACGCTCGCGTTGGCCACGGTCACGTTGGAGATGATCAGCCGGTGGAGATAGTCGCCAACCGCGCCCGTTCCCCCCAGGACTTGAGCCGTCTGGCTCGCGGCCACGGTCTCATACGCATAACGATAGGGGCTGTTTACGGCGCTCATAGGTTTGTTTCCCGACTAACCCAATCGGGATTGGTATGTATCGTTTTCAGGCGATGTTCAAGCCCTAGATGCGGTCATTCGCCCTCGGGACCATGTTCCACATATCCTCCATCGTTAGCTCATTGCCGGGACCGACCATGAGAATGCGCTCCCGATCCTTCGGGGCTGGCGGCGGCTTCAGTTGCTCGTAGGCCATCGCGAGATAGCGAAACGCATCTGCCGCGTGTGATGTCCAATCATGCTTGGGCGCGTCCTTGAAGGCCCTGGTCTTCTCGTCGTAATCGGCTCGATACTGGCGCAGCGCCTCAAGCCCCGGACCGCAATTGCCCCGGTCAAACCAGATGCGCGGAAAGATGACGCGAGCCGCTGCTATCCCGTCCATGATTTTGTGCATCGGAACCAGCACGGGATTGAGCCCGAAGCTGATCATTGTCTCAACCCGCGTTCGCCCCGTGCCGAGTTCCTTGGCCTTCGCATCGTGGGGGACGAAATCGCGGGCTGTCCTGTAGGGTTTGGAGCGCAACACCTTGGCGTAGTGCTCGATCCCCTGCCCATTGGTCTCGTAGTGGTCGATGATCCTGATCTCGCCGGCTGTGGCCTGCCAGAACCAGATCGAGGTGCTATCACTCACGCCAAGATCCCAGGCCGTGTAAACCGGCAGATCAGGTTCCCACTCAACCTCTGTGATCCGGCCCGTCCGCTCGGCCTCGGCCATCTCTTTCCCGAAGTATGCGCCCTTGATCGCGGCGTCGAATGAACACTCGGCCTCTTGCTCGTACTCCTCAGGCGTCATGTCCTTACGCATGGCCTCTAGCTCAAATTGCGGGAGGATGCCGGTCTCGGATGCGGGCAGGAAGAACGGGAACCACGATGGATCGCGCTGCGCTATCTCGTAGAGGTCGAAGAAGTTGTTCCGGCCCCTTGGCGTTCCAATGAACGTTGCCTTGCCGCCACGGTCAGCAAGCATAGGCCTAATGACGGAGCCCCACACACTGGGAGCCATGTCTGCATATTCGTCGAGAACGACGTTATCAAAATATCCTCCGCGCAAGGCATCTGCGTTATCAGCGCCGTAGATGCGAAGCCGCTTTCCTCCCCAGATTTCAACATAGAGTTCGCTTTCGTTGGGCGGCTTGGTCCATAGCGGCTGGCTGTAGTGCTTGAGGTATTCCCACGCCACCTCTTTAGCCTGGCGAAGGTATGGGGCGATGTAGCCTGCCCGGTACCGCTCAAGCTCTGGCGGGGCCTCGATGGCCAGCTTGATCATGTCATTGACGCAGGCGACTGTCTTTCCGCACCTGCGATGGGCAACGCCAACCGAGAAGCGTTCAGCCCGTGTGTGGAACGGCATGAACACATCGCGCGGGGTGTAGTCGATTATTGTCCGGCGTTCTTCCACATCACCACGTGCTTGATGGCTTCTTCGGTCTCATCGCCGCCGACAATGGCTTGAGCCGGCCTGCCATAGCCACGGTCAAACATTTCTTTGATCGCGGCCACCCTTGCAGCATCGCTCTCGCTATTGAGCATGATCCGGGCCAGTTCTTTCATCGCGGCTGGCGTGTGTTTTTGGGCGAGGGCCTTAATCTCTGCCGTGGCCTTGTTGGGAACGCCCTTGGGCCTGCCAGCGCCCGGCTGCTTACCGCCCCACGGCATTAGTTTTCCGCAGATTATTTTTCTGGATTGCAGCCAATGTCTCAAGCCTGCGCTCAAGCAGGTTCACGCGGTCTTCCTCGAACGCGAGTTCTGAGGTTCGGCGGGAGAGGTCGATGCCGAGACGCCTGACCGCTCCCCAGGGATTGATGATCTCGCTCAGCGTCATGGCTTCCTCGCCAACATCGCGCCGAGCTTCTTGGCCTTATCGGCTGCGGCGAAGTCCTGGCCAACGGATTGCGGCACGCCAGCCTTGCGCGCAAACTGCGGATTGTGCGCGACCGCTTCCATAAACCTATGCTGCTTTGGTGAAACAGAGGGCATGGCTAATGTTCCCTGATTTTGTGGGGTTTGTCTAGCCCCAGTGATCGGCCAGCCAGGGCTCGTCGATCTCGTGCGGCTTTTCCAATCCGTGGAAATAGCAAATTCTCGTATCGTTCAGGCCTTGTTCTTTTACGTGTACTTTGTAGCTGTTTACCTGTTTCGGAAACAGGTCGTCGATAAACTCGTGCGGAAACTGCCTGATCCAATCCATGTCGTTCTGGCCTTCGTGGAGGTCGGCTATGTGTCGGTGTCCGGCAGGGACCAGACAAACCCCGTTGCAGGCTCGCTCTGGGGCATAAGGGTCACGTGGTAGCGCCAAGGTTCGATTGGATAGCGCGTACTCGGCAAGCGCGTCACAGTTGCCGGTGATGACGGTATCGAGCCCGACGATGATTGAGGGGCAATCGAGGGTGAAGGTCTGGATGCAGCTTCCATATCCGGGCTTGCCGATAATGCGGCGTTGTTCGATTGGCTCGGAATAGGTTCGGTCCTTCTCAGAAAAGCAGACGAAGCGGAAGGGGATGGTGAGATTGCGTTTGAACCCTCGATAAAGCTTCTCGACCCAGGCTTCGTCATAGCAGCGGGAGAAGGCAAAGCTTTCATCTGTTGCGTCCCAGAATTGGGTAATGACGGCGATGGGCTCGCTCATATCGGCTTCATCCTCTCGATCCGCGTCCGGTCGATCGGCTTGATGCGCCCGTC